TATATGATTAACCAAAAAAATATTTTAAAAATAATTCAAAATAAATTAGGATATATCAAATATTTTTCGTATCTTCCAGGTATAAACAATTAAAACAATTAAAATTACAATTATGGTAAACACAATCAGTAAAACGGAAAAACAATTAGTAGATTATTTAGAGAACCAAATCACTCACACTATTGGTTTCATTAAAGGATTAGAGAGAGGGATTGATGTACTTAACGAATCTGCAGATTATTCTCTACCCAATGATGTTATTGATACTAAAATGGAAGAGGTAAAAGATTTAAGATTTAGATTAAGTTGGTTACAGGGCCAAAAGATGATTATCACAAACCAATCATTTTAAATTATGAGTAAAACAATTAAAATTATGAGTAAAGAACAAAAAAAGAGTGTAGAAATATTTGAAAGGTTTTCAATATTAGATAGAGGGGAGTTGGTTCAAATGATTCTAAATTTTGAAAATGGTATTAAACACCTTATTCACAAGTATGAACATGAGGGTGATTATTATATGGATAAAAACGATGACCCTCAATTAAGAACTTCCAAAGATGTAGTTGAAGATTTAAGAAAAATTTTAAATTATGAGTAATCAGTTTTGGGATTCACCCAAGTACACTAAAACAGTTCTTATCATTCCTAACTATACACACTTTGGGAGTGATAAGAATATCAATGCCGATTCGTTTGTATTAGTAATGAGAGAGTTTATATCTAACTCTATGTTATATGATGTTAGATTTATAATACCTTATCCAAGTGGTAACATACCAACATCCTTAGCTTCTCTACCAAATGTAGATTTAAGAGATATGGGTCCTTTATCTACATTCCCACAAACAATGAGAACACAATTCCCACAGAAGTTCTTTAAAAGAATATTAGGTGAGGAAACTATAAACTTAATATGGTCTCATCTACCCGAATGGACTAATCAAGTTTTAATCAATAGAAGATATACACCATTTCAGCCTGTGATAGGTTACTCACATTGGTGGGAGATTAAAGATAATGGTGGTTATCAGTTTAATTCTTTTGTTGATAATATCAATGGTATTCTACAAATGGAAGTTTGTGGTGTTAACTCTCAATGGGTAAAGAATAAGGTGTTAGAGAGAGCCGGAGAGATATTCAATAAGGATATAATAGATAAGTTAAAGAAGATTATACAACCTTGGTATCTTGGTATGAATGGATTTGAGGATTACAAAGAAAAGAATGATATACCTACGTTCTTATTTAACCATAGAATAAACGAATACACAGGCGGAGAATACTTCTTTAAGTTTATGGATACTATGTGGGATAAAGGATATAAGTTTCAAGTATATACATCCAACTCACAGATAGATAAACCTTATGTAGTATCTGCTAAAGCAGTAGATAGAGATGAGTATTTACAAAACATTAGTAAAGCTCACTTTGGTATAGGAACATTCAAGAAATACTCTGCTTGGAGTATGAGTGCAACTGATGGGTTATCTGTAAACGTTCCTTATCTTTTACCGAAAGGATTATGTTATGAAGAAATGGTTGGTGAGAATTATCCTTACCTATATGATGATAGAAATCAATTTGAACAATGGATAGAAGAAATTCTAAAAGGTTCATTTGAAGAAAAGAAAACAGACTTAGAAGGAATATCAGTAAACTTATCTTGGGATAGAGTATTACAAAATTGGGATGTTAAAAAATACTTGATATAATGTGGCATTACCTTAGTACAGATGATATGAAGTGGTTTAAACAACACTTATCACAAGAACAGTATTGGAAGTTATCTCATCAATGTAGAGCTAGGATACCGATGTTAAAATCAGTATATAATAAACTAAAGAAACGTTATGATAAACTTCCGAATTAAAGTTGGTAAGAAACCAATAGAAAAAGCCCTCAAACAATTTAAGCGTAAGTTCTCAGAGTATGAGATAAGAGAACAACTTATCGAAAGAAGAGAATATACAAAACCTACTACTAAACGTAGAAAACAGAAGATGGATGCTATCCGTCTAAATCAAATAGAAGTAATAAAACAAAAAGAAGAAGATGGGCGTAGCTAGTGTTATTGAATTATCAGAATTATTAACTGATGATAATTACAAAATATATAATGAAAGAAAACAAAAGATAAAAAGTAAATATCCAAAAGAATGTTTTCCAAATCATATACCAGATGGAAGTAAAGTTCCTGTTAAAAATATAACTTCATTACAAAGAAAGCAGTATCAAAGATATCTTAAAGAAATTGCTGATTTACTTTTTAAACCTAATGGGCCTTATCAAAAGTTTTCTTGGGATTATTTAACTCCACCTGCAGAAAAGATAATACGAGCTAGAAAAGCTAGAGGTAAATTAAAAACTGTAAAGTATTAGTACCCAAACAACTTAAAATCCCTATCGTAGTACTTATATAATATTTCTAATGATTGATTATCATAACTAAAAGTATAATCCTTACTCTTGTTCATCTTGGGTAAGGGTTTATAATGCTGATTCAGTTTCATTAGAATTTCCTTCCACCCTTTTTCCAACTCTTCATACTTGTAGATATCTACAATAGGCTCATTAGCATCACAAACAAAATCAGTTTGTCTCCACATATGTAGTACATTGTCCTTTAAAAAATAATTCTGAATGTAATCGTTAATATCTTTTGATAGTAGTATCTTATCATTAGCCAACACCTTGCTTAATCCTCTTTCTTTCATATAATAATAAGCAGAACCAAATCTCGTTAGTGGGTCTCTAACAATTCCAAACTTATAATATCTTTTCCATTCTTTAGGAAACTTATCTCTTATACTTCTTCCAAAAGAATGTCCACCATATTGAGAACCACCAAGAGTTTTTTCAATAGATGTTCCTGCGCATTTAGGTACATGAATAAAGATAGAACGAGATTCATGAAATATCTGTGGAGTGCCATGTATCATTTTTCAGAACCTTTACCTTGCCAAGTAGCTGTTCTGTGATGTACTCCATACTCTCCTTTACCAATGCCATCACCACATTGTGAGTTATCAAATATATGATGCGAGAATATACAAGTATTGTATTGAGGTTTGTTTACTAAGAACTTACCTATACCCATAGGGCCTGTATGTTGTAGTACTCCATCTGAGTTAGGTTGTTCATATATCCATTGAATTAAATCTAACCAAAAATCTTCTTCTTTCTCACTTGCCATAAAAGCATTACCGAAGAAATCCCAACCTTTTACAACTGCTTGGTATGATTTATAAGAAAATATCTTTGCGCCTGTTAAAAGGTATCCTATATCCTTTCTAAGATGGAAATCCATATCTAAATAAACTCCACCGAAATGATGTAGTAAATAATATCTACTTACATCTATTCTTTTTATCTTTGGAGTTAAAGTCAGCCACATCTCATAAGAATCAGGATAAGTTTCTTTTATAAACAAATCTAAATCTTCATCAGACCAGAACTTATATTCCCAATCAGGCATTAACTCTTTTATCAACTCAGGTGATTTGTTAAAGAAGTGGGGCTTAGAATCCCAATCTTTATAACTTTGGTGTATTATCTTTGGTATCATAACTTTATTTCTACTTTATTTTTCCAACCATCTTCTTCGTGATGAGCCCATATGATTACTACATCAGCTTCTTTCTTTGCCATAAACTTAAATCCTTTTTTCTGAGCTAGACCATTGGTAATATCTTTATCGTGTATATCTTCTCTATAAAGAACTTCACCATCTTTACTCTCAAAACCAAACATTATAAAATCAAACTTACAAGCACAAGCTACAGCTTCTCTCAATTCTTTCCATCTACTACTCCAATCTACATGATACTCATACTCTTTATCTGATATCCATTCTGAAGAAGGTTTAGATGTTGTTGGAGGTTCTATACCCTTTATAGTATCTTCGTGTAGTAAACGGTTCTTAAAATCAATACCTGCCCATTGTTCGTACTCTTCATGAGTTCTAACTTCACCTAAATCATAGCCAGTAACATCTGCATCATTATCTTCTTCTCTCAACATCTTTCTTAATCTCTTTTTAGAAACCTTATCCATCTCATGCCATTTACTTTCTATCTTATCTTGATTCTTATTTACAAAATCATCCCAATGTTTAACTCTACCTTCTCTCGTGTACTCATGCCATACTAAGGTTCTGTGTGGATGAAATATATCGTAACCTAATGTCCAACTACGAATAGATAAAGAAATCTCATCACCAGCAAAGTATAAGTTAGGGTCATACTTGTATTCTTCACAATGCTTACCAATTGTAAAAAAGAAATGGCCAGATACAAATCTAGCAGGTAAAGGTTCTGTAAGTTCTTTGTAATTGTGTATATACTCAGGATAAAATAGAATAGTACCTGATGGTGTAAACTTCTTACCAACCATTCTAAAAGGCTCTTGATTTATTTTTCTATTATCTTTAGGAGAATACATACCAGCGTAAGAAGTAAGAATAGGTTTCTCAATTCTTTTATCTTGTAGATTCTCTGCCATCTCTATAAGTTGTGTATCCCAACCTTCTGCGAATCTGTGATGTGAATCTATTTGTAAAGTCCATTCTTCACCTTTCCACATCTTTTGTATTTCACTTCTTGCCCAACACAAACCTTTAGATTCATTCCAAGGTATATCTTGTATTGTAAATCTTTCATCATCTCTCCACTCATCTAAACTCCATTCATCATCATCGTGGTATTGATTGCAAATACCAAAGGTTAAGTTCTCTGGCTTATCTGCTTGTTCTAATATATCTTTGATTGTTGGTACTACCTCTGGATCGCGGTAGTTTGCTATTTGTACAAATATTTTACTCATATACTACTGTTTAGTATATTATATATGTTTATATATTGTGGTAATTACGGACAACCTGGACAACCTGTAGGTCCAACTAAGGAAGCACCAGTCCAAAAATAGTAATCACTTAGATTCTGTGTATAATACGTTTGTGTAGTTCTTAACGCAGTACAAGTAGCGTTATCATAAACAGTAGTTGCAGTAGCAAGTGATGAAGCATCTAAGAATACAGGCTTCGTTTGGAACTGATTACAACAAGCATCTGTTGCTGATAAAGTAGAACTATAAATTGTATAGAACGTAAAACAGTTAGGTGCCGGTGTTGGCGTTGGACCAGGCGTAGGAGATGGGGTTGGTGTAGGGCCTGGTGTAGGTGAAGGTGAAGGAGTGGGTGTAGGAGTAGGAGCTACTGATGAACTAATAATAATATCTTGTGTAGTTGTACATACACCATTAGAACGTAATCTAATTGCAAGTGCTTCTGGCGAAGGATTAACTATTGCAGTTGAACCTTGCGCTGGTAATTCAATTGTATCAAACGTATTATATAATCCACTACCTGTATTCTCTGATACAATAAACTCAGGTCCTGCACCATTCTTTTGTGTTAACGTTAACTCATAAGTGTTATAAGCATCTGCTGATGGTGATGAACCACTAACAACTCCATTTTGACAACCACCACGAGATACCAATCTTATACAAGTAGAAGTTTCTTCTATATCAAGATACTCTATTGAAGAAGTATTAGGTAAATCAGCAATACCAGCGAATGTATAACCTACACAATCAGTAGAATAAAAGACATTATATTCTGGTCCGGCATTTGCCGATGTTGATGTAAGTTGTATTCCGTATGATATTAAAGCCATATTATTATGTATTTGCTAAACAGGTTGAACAATTAGGATATATATCACCTAAAGGTAACAGAGGATAAGATGAATTATATGTTATTAAATTAAATGGTTCCCAACAAGTATCTGTACTTGATTCGTAATAAGAACAATATCCACAGAAATTATTTATATCACCGAACCAGTTTCTATAAGTTATAGTACCATAAGAAGGACAAGAACGAACTTCAATAGTGTACCATTGGCCTGGCGATGGTGTAGGTGATGGTGTTGGAGTAGGCGTTGGCGTTGGAGTAGGAGATGGTGTAGGAGTTGGGGTAGCACATATACCTGTTCCTAACACATCAATTACCTCACCAGTCAGAGTACTTGATTCATATACTATATCTGTATTGATATCTCTGTAATACTCATAGAAATCAACGTTATTAGTTAGAGCAGAAGAATCATACATTATAGAACCAGTCGTTATAGGTCCGTTCGTATAAACAGTCTGTTGTCCAAAATTAGTACCACAAGTTTGTGTTGCTGCATCATATCCTCTCTGCATCGTGTACGATTGTACATTCGGTGTAGGTGTTGGTGTAGTAGGTGGTGTACATACTGATGATGTAATTTCACCGATAACCCAGCCACTTCCATCTCCGCCAGTACTACCACTCATGTGATATAGTTCATCTGCAGAATCATTATAAACCCAATTGTTTCCTGTAAAGATTGGATTAGTAAACGCTGCATCTTCATAAATTACAGAACCAATCTGAGGTGCGTTCTGAGTATAGAATATTTCTGAATCATCACCACAAGTAATTGGTAGTGGAGAAGAAGTAGATGTATAATCTTCACCTCTAAAGAATGATGATGTATAACAATCTACGCCTGTATCAACAAGAACTCCACCACTATATTCGTAGATACTTCTATCTAATGAAGATGTAGAAACAAATTCATTTGCTAATGGTGAGAATACTTGTGTTCTATCAAAGTTATCATAAAGAACAACACCACTATCACCCCAATTCTTGCCTGGATCCATGAACTTAGTAGTTGTAAGTGTTCCTGCACAAGCCTGATACTCATTGAATGAGTAGTGAATTGTTGCTGTGTTAGGATTACAAACTTGTGATTGAGTTGCGAATATCTTACCTGTTGTATTCGGGTCATCCATTTCATAACCAAGACCTGTTGTTGTATCTACAACATAAATGTAGAAATCAAAGATATTAGTTAACGATGCATCTTCGTAAATAAATTCTTCATATCCTGCTGGTGCTGTACCATTCCAAATCTGTGCGTGGTATAATGAACCTGTACCATCAGGGTTGTTACAAGCGTTATCCCAAGAACTATATGCGTAAGATGCTGTGAATAGAGTTACAATAGGAGCTGGTGTTGGAGATGGTGTAGGTGTTGCTGGTGTACAGTAAGAAGAAGTAATCTCTCCAATTACCCATCCACTACCATCACCACCAGTAGAACCACTCATTACATATAATTCATTTGCATCATCGTTGTAAACAAACTTCTCGCCTGTGAAGATTGGGTCAGTTAAATCAGCATCTGTAAAGATATTATCTCCAATTGATGCAGTATCTTGTAAGAAGAATGTTTCATCAGTATCACCACAGTAAGCTGGAGGTGGAGTAGTTGCCGTAGAATCCCATCCATCGAATGAGTTAACTGTGAAACATACATCAGTACCACTAGCAGATACACCTGTTGCTGTGTTGTAATAAATTTGTCTTGGGTCTGAACCACTCTCAATAAATTTAATTTCAGTTGATGTTTGTCCATACCAAGAATATTCTAAGTTGATATCTTCGTAAAGAATAGTACCATTAGATAAAGTAGAACCTGGCTCTGCATAAACAATATTAGTTACTGATTCTGCACAAGCATCATATTCGTTAAAGTCAATGTATAAGTTAAATACTTCTACGTTACAAGCATCATCTAATAAATCTATTATCTGACCTGTTGTGTTAGGGTCTACAAACTCATATCCAATACCTGTTGCTTCATCAATAAAGAATTTGTAGAAATCAAATACATTTGTTGCAGCTGAATCTTCATATGCAATTGATGCAGATGTTATTTCTCCTCTTGTGTAAATCGTTACTTCATTAGAACTACTACAAGCACCTTGGTAATTAGAGTAATCAGCTAAACCAGTATAAGAGAATATTGGTAGAGGTGTTGCTGTTGGTACAGGTGTAGGAGTAGGTGTTACTGGTCCTGCTGTAGCCGTTGGCGTTGGAGTAGGAGATGGTACTGGTGTAGGTGTAGGTCCTAAATCACAACTATGAGAGAATGAATTAACTACTCTAAATTTTGTGAGTTCTTGAGTTCCACCATTATCAGTAAACATCTTAATTGAACCAGACATTGCAGTAATTGGAAATTCAGTTTCAATACCTGTATCTAATATAAACTCACCACATGTCCAATCACAAGAACCAGTATCAATATATGAATAATAGAATTTACTATTAGGAGCTGGATTTGAACCGCTTACTATTAAATCTTGTGCTATAGTCTGACTCACATCATTTACACCCATAGTTACGGTATCTAATATATCAACTATATATCTATCTGTTGGACCAGTAGTACTTCCTGTAATACTTGGATACGCTCTACTTGAGAATAACATACCATTACCAGTACCACCACCTGATTGAGTCATTGTATTTGTTTGTTCACCACCTTCACAACAATTCCAATTAACTATAACAGTACCATCAGAATTATTTCGAATTGAATATTGAACACATGGGTCAAGTATAGGTGTAGGAGAAGGAGTAGGTGTTGGTGTAGCTCCTGCAATTGCTTCAAATGTAAAATCACAATCTAATTGAGTAGCATTAACAGAGAAATCACAATCAGGGTTATTCTGATAATAAGCTGGGAATAAACGAATAAGTTCTACTGTTACTACATCATCTTTTACTACGTTTAATCCACTAATTTTATTTATTCTATATTGTTGGTCTTTAATAAAGATAATATCATTTAACTTTATATCCTTATACTCATCAGCTGAGAATAAGATATCGAGTGTTACTTTTCTGTTACCATCCCAATATAAAGAATCTATGTAAGTTTTCCAATAAACATCAAAGTTAGATTCAGTATTACCCAAGTTTAGACCAGGTCCTACAAACTTAAAGTAGGTATTGTTAAAATGTAAATCAGCATCACCATCTCTTGCTGCTAAACCATTTACATTAGCAATAGTTCCAACTCTATCAAATCCACTAAGAATAGTTTTATCAGATGCATCATTACCAATTACTATTTGAGAGCCAGAAGGTAAACTATTATTTACTTTATATCCTAATCTTGGTTTAAACTTATAAGATTTTAATCCGTTATTATCAAACTTATATAAGTGTGGGAAACCAAATGATGAACCTAAATCAATATTGTATGTAGGAGTACCATCTGCTTTTTCAGAATCATAAATAAAAGGCCCACCTAATACTACGGGAGCAAATGAGTTTTTTATTTCTTGTTTACCTTGTGATACGTTATTATCTGCAAGAACTCTTAAAGTACCATATTGGTAGTAAGGTTCACTTTCTTTTGCTTCTACTGAGAATCTATCATTATCATCTGCGTTACTAAACAACAATTCCGCAGGTTCTTCATCTACGGTGTGGTTTATTGCTACTCTCTCTGCTGTATCCCATTTATCAGTCCAATCTTTTTTCTCACCTTCTCTAATCCATTTATCAAACTGTTCAAACACAATTGTTCTATCTTCTGTTTCGTGAGGATAAACAATTAAGTTAAATTGTTTTATTAAACCAGTCAAGATATCAATAGATTTTAAATCAGAAGGAAATTGTAATGACATATCAACGGTAGCTCCAACAAAGTTTGCAGGCGCTACTGTTACTTCTAATTTAGAATTAAATCCGATTAAATTTAAATTATTGTATAGTGATGGAGTACCAGATAGTTGATAATAATCTACATACACCCATACATCTTCACTTGTAGAAGAATTCCAAGAACCACCTACATTCATTGTAAATGTTTGGAAACCATCTGTTGATTTGAATGAATTAGTTTGTGTTGCAATTACTGTTGAGGAAAAGGGGAAACTACCTCTTACTAATTTTAAATCTACTTGTACTTCACCTTGTGAGAATGACATTGGGTTAAAGAATCCAATCTGTGCAGCTGCTTCATAAGTTCCAACACCATCTGCTTCATAATACACATATCCTTGAGAACCACTTACATTAAATTTACCAACAGGATCTACTACAATAGTATTAGCAGCTAACTTCTCTCCAATTGCAGGACCTGATTGTGCTGATAGAACTTGATTATAATCATTGATTGCATAACCAGTAGGTTGTTCTGAACCACTAACAACAATACCCATTTCTTCTTGCCCTTTAGGTAAAATCATTAAGTTAGAAAAATTACCACTATTGATAAAATCACCAGAAGTTGAAAATCCTGCTTGAGCAGCAATTAAATCTAATACTGCTTTAGCTCTAACTGCAGGTAAGAATTGTTGAGGTTTAATCGGTGTTAAGGGATTATCAAAGTAAGTACCCGAACCACCATTTGAGAAACCATAAATAGGAAAGTTTCCTTGGTTCTCTGGATCATCTATTCCATAATCTGCTAAAGGATAAAAAACATCACCATTTAATAAATTATTAGACCAAGAATCTATAATAGAGCCTGTATCTAAGGTGTGAGTATATTGAGACCAATCAGCATCTTTGATAAGTTTGTTTTGGATAGCATCTTTAAACTGTACTACCTCATCAGTCATTGTACACTTATAGTTTACATATCCCTTCTCATCTTTGATAACCTCTATAAGTTGTAATTGCCCTTTTAAGATAGTTTGAGAGTTAGATACTATCATACCATCAATCGTATTAGAAAAGGCTGGTACATCATCTGCTCCAACGTTATAAGCGTGTTTAAAGAATGAGTTGTTAGTTTTAGTGCCAGGCAATGTAAAGTTTTGAGAACCAACACCGAAGAACTCTCCGATTTCAGTATTCTCAATAGCAGATACATCTAAACGAATAGGAGATTGGGATTCAATATCTAAATCGTAAGTTATATCTTCGTATATTACCCTTATTATAACACTCATATCTTAATTGTTAGGTCTATCGTTAGATAATTTGTATTCTATATTGTATTGAAATGCTTTCTGTAAGTTATTTGTTTTAGCAGTATATGATGAGTTCATAATGTTAACAGGTATAAATGTTTTAGAAAGTTCAACTCCTAATCCCATATCTAAAGTATTATATTGTAAAAACACTTGTGGTGATTCAATTAGTTCTGTTACCAACTGAGCTTCATCGCCTGTTATAAAAGGTGTAGTGATTTGGTATCTATCATCAAACGATTGGTTGTAAGCTTCCTTACCTCTTCTATCATATGAGTTCGTGCCTGTTAGAGATGACCAAGGAATGTTTGTTTTCGTTATCTCATCTCTTGTAATGTTTGTATTTCTTCTTATTGGCAAGTTCATACCATAGTTTTCCCACAATCCCCATTTGTTAACAAACAAAAAGTTTCTTCTTTCGTAATTGTTTGTACAAGGTTCTATTGTATAACACTTATCTATTGCAGTAGTTGCAGTATTCCTAACTCTCATCCATGCTGCTTGATTTACTTGTGCTTGTGTAAAGAACCCACCATCAATCATATTTTGTGTACCAACAGGTAAGTAATTTAGATATCTTCCTGCAGAACTTCTTCCTAATGTTGTAGATGCTATTATAGAATTACTTGAATTATATAATTGTACAACTGTATTGTTATTTGATATATCTGTCTGTGCATCAAAGACTGGTAAGAGTGCGTAATCATTTCTACCCATCTTATGATTTAAGGCTGATGCTTTATAAGTAGATGAAGGTAAAGAGGTCATCATATACTGACCAGAATTGATATCAAAGTAATCACCAAAGTTCCAACCTCCACCAGCGCCAGTTGATATGCCTGGTGTAATATCTAATGCTCCTGCGAAAGCAGTATAAACTCCATTGATTACATTTGAGCCAGTAACGTTAGGTACTCCTATACCACCACTCCCATCATAAAGAGTTACTGATGAAGAAGGAGATGTACCATACTCCTCTCCTGCTGTTATTCTAAATTGTTGATACTCACCATCAGCTAATAAATTATCAATCTCAGTAATAGTTAGATAATCTGTTTGTGGAGTTATATACTCATCTACTACATGAGCTACATCAAATACTGCTACGCCTGATGGATTAGCAAATTGTTTTATTCTTGTTCTTAATGTGTTATCAGGAAAAGTTCTTACATCTAACACATACTGATATTGAAATTCATCTATGTTAGAACCACTAACCACAAATACCATTGGGTTCTTGGATACACTAACATAGGTTGGGTCTAAGGTTATATTTACTGAATTCATTATACTATTGCTCCGTTGGTTCTAAATATATCTAATATTAAGTTATCTATATCTTCTGCACCTGCTTCTAAAAGGGGTTGTTCTAAATTAGCAGAAGTTCTTACTACTGCTGTATTAATAAATGGTCTTGGTCTAAATCCTTTCTTTGCTATTGATTTTCTGACAGGGAATGGAAGAGGACCTCCAATAACAGATGAACGAAATTGGCCAGGGTTAAAAAGAGATTCAGGGTTCTTTGGTTGTCTTACCTCTGTACCACTTACACCACTATCTTGGTAATATCCGTAATCTTCCATACGAATAGTAAAGATTTCTTTTTGCTCATCATAATTTACACGAACGCTTCTACCTAACTCGCCTGTTTGAACTAAATCATTTTCGATGATACCATCTACCAATGCTTCTTCCAAGACTCTTGCGTATTCCTTAAGTACTCCGTTTATTTTTTCCATTATGTTGGTATATCACAGTAAGTTATTCCACTTGCTGTTGATTCTAAATTAATTGTTGCTACCCATCCTGCTGCTTTATCACCAAAGGCTTCTATTAAAGGTACGATGTTTATAAATGACATATCGAAATCATACTGAACAGGCCCATCTAATATGTAACCATAAACATCGTATATACCTTGTTCTGTATTTGAAAGAGATATTCTTCTATCGTTATCTGCTAGTTTAGGAACATCTAACGAATAAAACTCAAACGTTAAAGTTCTTACTCTACCATCTTGGCCTGTTAGACCAGGTGATGATAAGGGCCTCATAAAGAAAAGAGGATACCCTCTGTTAACTGCTGAATCTAAGTTATCTATTGAACCATGTCCGAACCCTTTGTAGAACTTATTCTCTCCTACCGCTAATTCAAATAAATTTACTATTTCTTGATAATTTATCATTTTTTATTTCCAACTATTTTGTTGTTGTACCCTTTTTTGTTCTCTTCTTTCTTCTTTGTTTATCTCTTCTTCCAATGATAAATAGTTTAACATCGTAACGAAGTTAACATCACTTACTCTTTTTTCTCCTGTAAGATTGAGGATTCCTCCATCTTTTGCGAGGTGGTAGAGTGTAAAGAACCATTGGTAGTGCTCAGCAATTGATTTAGCTTCTTCTTCTCCTCCTCCGTCATCGTCTCGTATATTTTCTGGAAAGAGATTTCTAAATCTTTTGAGTATCTCAGACCTACGAACAAAAAAAAATTGTAAGCACCTAATGCTAGATTGATTGGAAGTGATTTGAATTGTTCTTTTCTCCACTCTCGTTTTTCTACATCGTAATCTTCTAATTTATAATACTTGAACAAAGATTCTGTCTTACCTAATGCGTATTTGTAATTAGATTTTATTTTCCACTCTAACCCATCGAACTTATGTTCTGTTATCGGTCTGTATAAGATAGCTAACACTTCATTGATTTTATCTACACCATCTTTCATCCTTGCTTCTAAATCAATATACTCACCAGCAGACATCTTGTGTAAAGGTTGGAAACCCCAAGTTACTCCTTCCCATTCAAAGATTGGTAAGAACACAGGCTCTAACTCTGCTATTCTACTTTGTAAATCTTTGTATATCTGAAAAAGATAGTTAACTTTCCATTTACCCACTTGTTCTTCTTTATAGCCTGAGATAGCAGATACTATTCTGATTATTCTTTGTGTTTGGGTTAAATGGTCTAACGTTCCAAAGTTTTGGTATTGCTCTACCGTTATAACCTCTGGAATCTTTACCGTTACTAATTTTTTCTTGCTCATATTGTTTATCTTATAAGATATTATATTTTGTAATTAAATTTGGTATATTACCTCAATCCACCTATGTGAATCTTTTTACTTGTAGGGTTTTCTATTCTATTCCAATTGCAGATAGCTAAAGACATTACACAATCATCATGCGCTCCACTCATTGCTTCGTAAGATACCTTACCGCTTGGTAGATACTTGTACTGAAACATTTGTAGTTCTTTGTATAAGTGTTGGAATAAATTAGGAGAAGGTAGCTCTAATACAGAATCTTGTATATCAGATATCAATCTTCTTATTATATTTTCTTTAGATGTGTTAGTAGTAATGAAAGGTTTTACATTTCTATATTTCTTTCTTATCATCTCATATACAACATCTCCCATAGAGTTAGCTTCTATAAGTAATTCTGTTTTGTATTGATTGCATAGATAGACCACCTTATCAACGATTTGCGTGTATTCTAAGCCTCTTTCTCGCCAGATATGTAATGTTCTACCATTCCTATCTAAAATCGTTAATACAGAATAATCTTGTTTTGTTCCAATATCTAAACCACCATAGGTTCTATCTCTTGTAGATATCCAATCATCTAAAATACAAACGCCATCTATGTTAGAGAATACCTCACCATCACCACTCTGCCATTTAGCTTCAAACTCTTGTTCGTATATAGAAGGTGGAAGAGATTGCTTTTGTTCTTCTAAAAATTGTTCTGATACAAATGGTGATATAGAAGAAGGGGCTGTATAAGAATTGTAGTTAGGTTCTTCTCCTCTTTGGAAGTATTGATAAAACCAATTCTTTGATTTAGGTGTACCTGCTATCAAACATTTCTTTCCTTTAGCAGTTAAAGTAGGTAAGATAGCTTTGTTAAAGGCATCATCACTAATATCTTGTGCTTCATCTAAGAAAGCATAATCAATACTTAATCCTCGTATAGTTTCAGGCTTCTCTGCTGAACGAAAGTATATTCTTGTACCATTTACCAAAGATATAATCTTCTCACTCTTATTTGCTTCTTTTACTATTGGTGTAAATTCAATGGCATCTATTATCTGAGATAGAACCTTTACACCCATTGAGTAAAAAGGAGATACCCACAATAAGGTAGTACGAGGCTTATTAATACCATAATATAGTAGCATATTAATAAGAAGTAAAGTTTTACCAATCTGGCGCCCACATACCATAGTGTAGAACATATCATCTTTAGTAAGGATATCATCTATTATTTGTTTTTGAAATTCATAAGGTTTAAATCCTTTATACTTCATACCATTTTAACTTACTCTCTACTTCTTTGATTATATCTAAACTAGCATTATAGTATTCTGTATTTATTTCACTACCAATATAATCTCTACCCATTTCTATTGCAACTTTACTTGTTGTTCCACTACCACTAAATGGGTCATAAACCAAATCACCTTTCTTACTCCAACTCTGTATATGTCTTTTAACCATTTCTTCTGGCATTATTGCTGGGTGGTTCTCTATTCTTTTTCTATCACCTCTTTTAAAATGATTAGATATTTTCCATACATTATCATCTATACCCCATTCTTTAATCTTAATTTCTCTTTGTTGCATTACCAATTCACCATTGTGGTTTCTTTCTCTTCTTCTTTTTCTAGTATCACCACCGGTTTTGTTTTTCCTTAAGACTGGGTCAAAGTGTTTTGGTTTTCCTTTTGAGAAGATAAACATATTTTCCCATACATTTCTATAACGATAAGGAGAAGGAAAGGGAGTTCCTGTCTTATACCATATCAAATGGTCATGCATGAATAACCCACATTCTTCCATAAAGTAAAGTGCTTGTCTCATACTATTTCCTGTCCTTGAACCTTTTATTGTTTGGTCTTGAACATTCCACATAATAACTCCACCTTCTTTTATAGTTCTTGTAAGTTCTTTTGCTATATTCTCAAAATCAAAAGAATAGCCTGTATCTTTTAATCTTTGATGATAGTTCTTACCATCACCATATTTTCTCATATTATCATATGGTGGAGATGTTATTACTAAATCAATTGTATTATCTTCTAATCGTTGCATTGTAGTTAAGCAACTTTCATTGTATATTTTATTACTCATCTTTAGTTAAAATCAAATGTTATACTTCCTGTTGTTTCTTGTTGTATCTGTGTTTTCTCAATGTATCCTCTATTCTTACCTTTGGTCTTTAAATAAAAGATTTGGCCTGTGATGTTACCATCTTTGATTTGTTTAAACAATTGCGATTCTACAAAATCAACTGCTTGTTCTTGTATATCATCACATTCTTTTCTAAACTTATCATCTTCATTCCACCAACGATAATAATGAGCACGAGATATATTAGCTTTCCTACACGCTTGTGTAACTACTCCATGTGAATCTTCTAATGCCTTTAGAAGTTTTTGCTTTTTAGTTTGTCTCATTTGTACTCCTTATTCGAAAAACTCTCTATGTTTATGTTTCCCTTCTTCGTGTTCTATTCTTGTCTTTGCTATCTTCATATACTCTTTCTCTCTTTCTATACCGATAAAATCCATTCCTTCTCTTACAGATGCTTTACCAGTTGAACCACTACCCATAAATGGGTCAAGGACTGTTCCTCCTTTGGGTGTTACTAATCTTACCAAGTATGCCATCAAATCAGTTGGTTTGACTGTTGGGTGAAAGTTATTTACTTTCTGGTCAAATAAATTATCATCTTTTGTAAATGCAGTTCCTATTGGTCTGTTATTCTTTTGTTCTACTATATCTAATCCATCATTCCTATCTTTCTTTGATGCTTTAGGACAGTAGAAGAAACGAGAAGCTGATTCACTCTGTTCATCAAGTATCTTACCTGCTTCTTCATCAAAGATTATGTTGGCTGGAAATCTACCTACTGAACTCTCCTTTTCTCCTTCCCATTTACTACCTTCCTTATACCAATCCTTTCCTTCGTATTGTAATTTGTTTATTTGTATAGTTTCATTTCCTACTCTACACTCATCTATGTTAATACCACCTGTCCCATACTCTAATACATTCTTTGCAACTGTTCCCTTAAAGGGTTTCCTTGCCATTACTATTGGTTCGTGTGCAGGTTTAAGAGCAGTTCCCCATCCTTCCCAACCTTTACCTTGTTCGGTTCTGGCTTCGTATTTATCTAACTTTTCACCATTTGGTCTTGGTTCTCCAGTTGTTGGGTGAAATCTATTACCACTACTGATTGCATGTCCTCTATTACCTGCACCATTTAGTTTATCAATAGAATTACCCACATTATGTGATTTAGGAAACCCACTTCCATATACCCACATGATTTGGTCTCTTATCTCAAACCCTGCATCTTCTACTGCTACTGCTTGTCTATGATATGTTCTACTATGTGAAAAGGAAAGGAGATGACCACCTGGTTTAAGAACTCGTAGAACTTCTTTCCATAGTTTAGGATTGTTTGCTATACCACTATCATCCCAACCTTTACCCATAAAACCAATTTCATATGGTGGGTCTGTAACTACTGAATCTATTGAATTATCTTGTAGTTCTTTTAATTTCTTTATACAATCTCCTTTTAATAATTTTATATTACTCATTCTTATTTCTTTTTAGTTCTTGTTTTTTTCTTTCTTGGTTTTACAGGCACAGATTTAGCTTTTACAAACTTATCCATACCATCTGATAAATCAGTATTAGATTTTTCTTCTAATGGTTTCTTTGCTTCTTCTTTGATTAGAGCTAGATTAGGAAGTAACTTATGAAACCTTTCTGTAAATCTTATCTCATCTGAGAATGTATAAGATGTTATAAAGTTATCTACCTTCTTTGCTGTATCGTTATCTAAACAAGTACATACACCACTATTCCTACCATCGTTCTTAAACATTTGGTATATTTCGTACATATCTAATCTACAATCACCTCTATGCGAAGCTCCTTGACAGTATTCTATAAATGCAAGTATTTTTACTTCTTGTACATATTCTAATTTCTTTTTCATTTTTTACAAGTTAAGTTATCTAGCCAATCTCTTCTTTCATCGCAACCACATGATTCGTAACCAAACCATTTAACTGCTACAATGTATGCGTAGTATTTACCATTGCCAAAGGTTATCCAATCTATAAATTGTTCTAACCAAGTTCCTAATTTTATTTTACAACCCCATTTCATATTACTTTATCTTTATTTTTTCTTAAATCATACATAGTGTATTTATCATCATACGAACCATCAAATCTTCGTGTCAGATACTTACCTGTTTCGAAATCTTTGTAATGTATAATATCTTTGATTACTCTATATACTCTTTGATATGTTATACCTACTTCATCAGCTACCGCATAATAACTACCTAACTTTTCGTATAATTTTACAAACTCATCTCTTCTGTTTCTAATAGAAGGTCCAAATTTCTTTTTATTAAACTTATCCATATTCTCTCTTGGAGTTAAAATTTGTAAGTTTTCTATTCTGTTATTAGTTGTATCAGAATCAATATGGTCTATCTGCTTACCTTCTGGTATATCACCTATAAACGCTTGATAGACTAATCTATGAACATATTGCAATCTTCCTCTTTTATCACCTTGTGGTGCAAACAATCTTACTTGATAATAACCTTTAGGTGATTGAGTTGCTTTCTGTTGTTTTAATTTTCTTTTCTTTTTGTTTTTGTATGAATATACATCACCTTCTTTTGTAATTGTGTACATTCCATCGTAGCCAACAATATCTATTTCCATAATTTACTTTGTTTTATAATCGTTTTTGTTAAAATTTAATTTTATGTTACTTGTTACATTATTTATTCCTTTAGCAATATGAATACGATTAATTCCATATTCTTTACTCATACTTCTTTGAGATGTATTATCAAAATAAAATCTCTGTGAAATAGTTTTCTCATATAAAGGAAGTTTGCCGATGTAGATTTTTATATCATCAACAAGTTTACCAGCATCCAACTTCTTTTCTTCTACTTCCATTGCTACATCGTAATTATCAATATCTTGAGTTTTACGAGAGGCTTTTCTATACTGAGTATAGAATGGAGATGATTTAGAATTAAATTGAATATAGACCATTCTAACGAGGTAATGCTGTACCCTATCATCGTTTAAGACCTTAGTAGTAACATCAGGTCCTTTTTCTAAGAACGCTAAGATACAATCTTGCAATAAATCTTCTGTTAGATGGTGATTTCGAGTTACTCCTTTAACTTTTCTTAAAATCTCAGGATAGTTCTCTTGTATATACTTGTTTATCATAAATACCTTTCATCGTTTAAGTATAAGTATAACAATACTTACAAAAACGAAAAAACCCATTATATTTCTATAACGGGTTCTTGTGAGTAATAAAATTTGTTGGCACAAATTGTTTATACTAATAAGTATAGGTTAACCTAAAAATACCGTACCATTGTAGACTGGATTAGTACCTGTTGAATCTTTTATTCCATCTCCAATATCCCAATCAGCTGGATGGTTAAATGAATAAACATCTATTGCTCCCATAGAGAAAGCGTTATCAGTATCATTATTTCTATCTGTGTTTGACTCTCCTCTATACAACCAATAAAGAATATCATCATTAATAACTCCAATAGTTGCAGTTTCATTCGGTGTTTGATTTAAGGATATTTGTGGGAAACCTGTACTAGCTTGTGCAGCCATTACTCTTTCCCAACCACTATTACCACCTTTTGCAGTAAATCCTCCTAATATAAGAAGGTAGTTAGATTGAAATGATGGATTTAATTTTAAATCATATACATCTGAGTTTAAGTTATTACCTGGAGTATTCTCTTGGAAGTTAGTAGTCCAAGAAGTATTAATACTACCATCTTCATTAAATGCCATTATTCTTTTGTAATTACTATTACCAGCAAATGTTTCAAACTTACCACCAACTATCCATATTCCTGCTGAGCCTGAAGGAGCCCATGTTACAGCCAATACTGCTCCGTTAGGAATAGGGTCTGAGTATTGGTTTCCAAATATTGATGAACCGAAATCAAAGTTAGTATCTACTGTTCCATCTTGATTTAGTATTACAAGGTTATTATATTTGTTGTTAGTATTATTCCAACCAGTACCACTATGAGCTACACCAATCTTACCATTTGGATTTACATGAACATCGAGTATATTTTTGTTTGATATAGCTCCACCTGGGTGTGTTGGTCCATCTCCTACTTGTGCTTCAAATGCTATATCAGGATTTAATGTACCTTGTTCGAATCTTGCAATTCCACCAGAGGTTGCATCAGAACCTGTTATTTGCATATTATACTCACCAAAACAATATACATATTCTTCTTGAGTATCAGTAACCATACCTCTTATATCTCCACCTGATGCTGGATGTATGATTGATTGAGAGGTTGCTCCGGTTGCTTTATCTATCAAACGAGTTTCTCTAAATGTAGAAGATCCTGATAAAATTCTATTATCCATCATGATTGTACCTCTAGCTCCTTGAGAATAACGAACTAGTTGTAATACATAATTCGTATTTGGTGGTGGTTGATTTACTGTGTTATTCCAAGTAGTATCTAAAGAACCACTAAAATCCATTTTACCAAGACCACTAATTGTTACACTACCTAAATGAGAACCACTTATTTGATATGAACTATCACCACAAACATAAATAGAATCATAAGTTGGTATGTATGGTGGGGGTGGTTGTTGACCTACACCACCTGCAAAATTTGCTATTGGGTTTAAAACTATTCCTGGCATAATGTTATACTAAGTTAACTACGTTTATTAAATAAACTTCTGATGTTGTTGAATTATCAAAAGTTGTAAATGTTAAAATATCTCTACCACCATTTACAGGGGTTGCTTGATAACTACTTCCTGATGGTTGTAATATGTTACTACCAAATGATACTGTACCTACTCCTGTTGCTTTTACTAATAGATTTGTAACTCTTCCATCACTTGCGTTTGAAAACTCTAAACGAGTATCTCCTGATGATGGTAAAGTTAACGTTTGCATTGTTGTATCATTAAAATCAATTGAAGCTGTACTGTTACTAATACCTATTGTACCTACATCTGTTCTGATACCATTTTTGAAGTGAGTTTCACTAAGAAGATTTATTGTACCAGTTCCAGATTCTATTTCTTCTATCACAGCAATGTTAGCTACAAGTTCATTTGAATTAACTGTTCCGTTAGGAATATCAATCACTTGTCCTGCAGAACTCATTACTATCTCTCCACTAATTCCAATGTTACCTTGTACGGTAACATTTGTTCCTACTATTCCTGCTAAAGCTGAATTAACTACTGTTAGTCTATCACTACTACCATCATTAACTATGAATGTATTAGCAGGACCTGCTTGTGTATCTTTGAAAGTACTAGTACCATTAGATGAACTAACGATTAGTGGAAGTTTAGATTCTACTTTAGATGATGAACCACCATCGAATAGAGTATCACCATTTTGTGTGTTTATTACAACCTCTGTACCTGTTATACCTGCAAGAGCTGGATTAGATACACCAATTATAGTATTGGTTGAATTGTTAACATCAAATATATTTAGTGGTCCTGCACCTGATGCATCTTTTACAATAAATGAACCACTTAATAATCCAGCTCCATTTTGTGTTGTATTACCATTAATTAAACCATTACCATTTAATACATAATCAGTACCTGTTATAGTTCCTAATGCGCTATTGTTAATGTCTAAAACTGGCGATGCTCCACCTGCTCTAACTGAGAATGTTGCGCCTGGTGCTGGATTAACATCTTGGAATGTAGTTGAACCACTAATAACAGTATCCTTTTGTATCGTTACTTGAGCTGCTCCATTTGATTGTATATTATCAAAGAATGCATTACTAGCTGCAACTTCTGCAGCTTCTACTGCTCCGTTAGGAGCTACAACGTTTCCACCTGCTTCTATACTATCTTGTAATATTAATGAACCACTAATAGTTTGGTCACCTACAAATACATTAGAACCTGTTGTTGCAAATGAACCTGTATCTATTGTACCTCCTCCACCAGCGAATGATGAAGTTGCTACTGCTTGTGGTACACCACTACCATCTCCTACCCATGCGTATCCTTCTTGTATGTTTGGTAAATCATTACTTCTTTGTATAGCAGATACTACTATCTCTCCATTGTTTTGTTGTACTCTACCAATTACACCTATGTTCTGTATAAGGTTTGTACCTGTTGGTTTAACGTTTGTGTATCCACCTCCACTAGCAACATATAAAGTATCTCCTACTGATGGTGATGTTAAACCAGTATCAGTATCTACATCTGCAAAGTTTCCAGCTACTGCGATAAAGATATGGTCATTGTTACTTGCATTTACCATAGCTAAACCAACTACTGGCATCTTAGAAGAATCACTAGCATCTGCTTTTAAAACTTCTGGTTTTGATTCACCACTATTGTATCCACTAACATATACAGGATCACCTTTAGTTAAGGTTTCTTTTGCAATTACAGGAAACTGTACTGCATCTGCGTGTTCTGCATTCTCTGCTTCTTCCGAGAATAATGCGTAAGATGCGGTTGCTGATGGATTGAAGTTAAGTGCGAATGAAGATGTTGTTGCAAAATCAGCATGAGATGCAGATAGTGCTGATGATACTTGACCATCTATTCTACTACCACTTAAATCACCTGTTGTTGATTGTAAGATTATCTGTGATGAACCACTTACTACTCCTGAAGGTAAACCTGCTTCACTACCACTTAGTTGATATCTTGTATCGTAAGATGATGTAAGTTGTGATGAACCACTAACTATTCCAACTGGTTTGTTTGTAAGGTTATTCCAATCTGCACTAGCAGTTGTTGTAGAACTTATTGTTACATCACCAGTTGATTGGTCAATGTTAATATTGTTTCCTGCAATGATAGAAGTTACACCACCATTACTTGCAGTTACGTTTGTTAAACCACTAGCATCTCCACTAAATGAACCTGTGAAATTTGAAGTTCCATTATCAAAACCATGTTGAACACCTTGTATTCTTCCACCGAAGTTATTTATATTAGAACTAAAAGTTTCTAAAGTAGAATTTAATGATACATAATCATTTAATATAACTTGAGCATCAAATGTATTAATTCCTGTAAAGGTATTAGAACCAGTAGTTGCGAATGAACCAGTATCTATTTGTTGTGCATTCTCAGCATAAGATGCAGTAAGTGCGTGTGTTGCTTCTGAAGAAGTTACTGATAAGTTTTCAATTAAAGAACCTGTTCCATCATATATCAAACCAGTGGGTTTGTCATGCTGCATCACTTGCTGAAATGATGAACTTATTTCTTGATTTGTTAAATTATAATTTGACATATTGTTTTATCCTCTTATTGTGGTAAATAGTTGTATCGTGAGTTAGTAACCTTTATACCTAATCCTTCAATCCCATCTCTCACACCATTTCTAAAAACGATTGGTGATTTGAATTGAGTGTTTGTATCAGGCCAAATATCATCATTTGTTTCAGTTCCATATTCTGGAAATAAATTATTATTGAAACATAGATAGTCTACTAATCTTTCACTAAAATATTCTGCTTTGTTTTTTGTTGATTGTCTTTTCTTATCGTATAATGCTAAATCTGCATCTATATTATTTTCACCACCTGTTGGTTTTACTAAACCAGCATTTCTTGGTCTTAAATAAATTGATTCTAATGATTCGTAGTATGCCCAATAAATTAAAGCATCTTGTACATATTCATCTACTAATGATTTGTAGTTGCCTGTTAGCGTACCACTATCTACATCAGATAGTATCTTATCGTATAATTTAGAACCTAAGAGACGAGTAATGTGAATTATCTGTGCTTCTCTAATTACTGATGAAAGTAAATCAGGATCTAATACATTGTTTATGTCTGTGAATCTTTTTAATTTAGCTTCACTCACTAATAGGGTATTCTCCATTTTGGTTCTCCTTTTTTTCTATTTCGTTTTCTAATTCTGAATCATCTCCACTCTCTGCTTCGATTGATGTTGTAACATCTACTTCTTCCCCATCTTCAAATATTCTTATTGATTCTATACCAATTGGTTCTTCATATCCGTTTATCTTAAATATCTCTTCAAATGTAGTTAGAATATCAGATTGTTTTGGTTGAATTACATTTGCTACAAATAAAGCTTGTGATTCTAATAACTCTGTTCTTCCTCCTAATTGTCCTTCGGTTCTAATACCTAACAACATAGGTGAAACGATTCTATGTGCTGTAAGTATCTTTTGTAATACCATATCATTGACAGTAGTATAATAACCATCAGCACCATTTTGTGGGATTGGGGTAATGACTGGGGCTTCATCTTTATTCGCCACATCCATATAGATAAGAGAACCAGCATTATCACTTCCTGCATATGCATCTCTTAATTGTCTTTCTATTACATCTCTATCTTCGTTATCTGCATTAGTAAATGTTGTAATAGATAAAGAAGGTGCTAAACCATTCTTTATATTATTCTTATGGAAATTATCTATTTCCGCATCTAATGCTATAATGTTTAATCCTGCGTTATAATCAGGTAGTGGATAGTATCTCATACCTGGTCTGTAAGGATTAAAGTAATACATCTGTGATGGTGATTCTCTATCTACCTTACTAAACTTTGGTATATAAACAACATCATCATCAGATATTCTTAATCTTCCTTTGTTCTCAAATTGTGATGAAACAAAATAGCCAGGTATAATACCTCTTTCATTCATTCTATGAGCTCTAATATAAGAAAAATCTATATGATAAACATCAGTAATTTTAGTTCTATCGTTAGACCAGATAACTTCAAGAGCGTATCCTCCAAAGAGTGCTCTATCTAAAGCTACTTTCTTAAAGATATCATTCCATGATTCACCATCTCGGTTTGCTCTTTCTAATACAGTTTCATCTTCGGTAGTTAAACCACCACCTACTATACCATCTGTAATTGCGTTAATTGCAGTAGCATTGATTGAGGATTTATTGTATAGTTCTGTAATATAATGTGGAAAATCATTTCGTTCTCCGTAATATACTATCTTTCCTTTATCATCTTCAAATACCTTTGATGTAGGATACATTTCTTCCCTATACTTTGGTATTATCATTAATTTATGTTTATTTAATTCTTTTTTCATCTGTTATCCTTGATATACTGTATATACTGCGTTCTCATTAGATGATATATATTTCTTCTCAATGGGTGAGACTGAACCTGAAATAAATACTCTATCTGTGTATTTTAGTTCACCACTCGTTACATCGTTGTAAGTTGGTATTGATGTATCTGGAGTTGCCCAAATTGCTGAGGTAGCTCCAAATGTACTTGTTGTTGTTCCCCACACAATTGCGGCAGAACCTGTAAAGGGATAACCATAATATATTTCTAAATTATAAGTTGTTCCGTTTTCTGCTCCTAATTTTTCACTAAAGTAATCAGAAGAAGAAGATATATCAAAATTTAAAACTTCCCAACGAGGGTTATCCTCGCTAGTAGTTGGTACTTTTGTAATAGAGGCTGAGCCTGTATTATTAGATAAGGTAGGATAGATTACTATATTGAAAACTTTACCATCTTCATAAGAACTCGTTACAAGAGGTGTATCGGTTTCTTTTTGGTAAGTTATAGTATTCTGTTGATTTGCTTTTAAAGTTATCATATATCTCCTATATAAAAGGAATAAGGGGGTATTACTACCCCCATGTTCCTAATAATTGTTATTGGTCAATGGTAATACCTGTCAATACTGCATTCAAATCAGAACCCGATACTGGTATCGCTGGTTCTGGCTCTTGTGCCGTAAAGGTTAATGTATATCCATTTGCATCTCCAATTGCAGTTCCTGTTTGACCCTGTCCTCCGTTAAGTTGAGCTCCATAAGTTTTACCAAGATAAAAGAATTTATCACCCTCCGTACCCGCGTTGTTTGTTTCAACAATCATCTTTAGGTCTGGATTTTGTGCTAATACTTTCATTTGGTTTCTTAATGCAGACTGCATCTTAAGAAAAACAGCATTTACTGTTGACTCGTAGAAAACTGTTCCATTCTCAGTTGAACCATTAATGGTTTCTGTAAAATCGGAAGTTCCTCTTGTCAAGTCAAACTGATAAAATATTCCACTACCATTTAAATCTGTAACTTGACCTGAAGTCTCTGTTACACCTGATTCAGGTAATGAGCCAGACAAGATATACAATGTTTTGATTCCACCTGCGTTGTCTCTACATCCGAGAGAAAATCCTGCTGTAATATCACATGACATAATTTATATCCTTTCTTTAGTTATTTAATCAGTTATTATAAGTTGTTAGTCACCCAAAATTCTGGATATGCTACTTGTACACCTAACTTAGTTACAATTCTGTGCTTAAGTTGGTCACCATTGATATCATACCACATTTGGAAGTTATCCAAATCAGATACCAAGTCAGTTCCAATTACGATTTGTCTCGCTGGACCTGTTACGATTCTATCAGAACCTGCTAATCCTACTGTACCAACTATTGTTAAGTTAGCGAATGGGTGTTTAGCTGACATTAGTGAACCTCTGTTCTCTACTGTGTTAGGGTCATAGAAATAGTTGTTAGCTTTTCTTAAAGCAACGATGTATTTTCTAAAGTTAGCGATTGACATAAATACTGTTAAGTCATCTCTATCTTGTACATCTACTGAAAGATTTTCTAATTGCTCATCGATTTGTTCAAGTAGATTATCAGATGTTGGTGCTGATTGTGAAACAAATGTTGCACTATCTGCAGATGAACCTGATGCTAGTAGTGTGTTAAGACCATCTGTACAATCTCCAGCTGCAGTAGTTGCAGTCCAGATAAATTGGTCATTTTTCTTTTGGAAGTTAGCTACAAGTTGTGAAGCATATTCTTCAGCAAAAGCATAAGTCTCAGGGTAAGAACCTGCTGGTCCTAATAGTCCGATATACTTGCTATCTAAATCTCTTAAACATAGTCCATCAAATGAACTTCTCTGACACACTTCGATATCTCTTTGTGTGTAAGTTACAGAACCAGATGGTGTTGTTACACATCCTGCTCCGTCTTGGATTACCAAGTCAATTTCTTGAAGGTTTAAAGGCTCTTTGTACTTTATTCCTTCTTTTACAGTTACATACTCTGCCGTTGAACCAGCAATAACCGACTTTACAAGGAATTCCCCTGCAAGTTCGTTATTGAAAGCATCAAGTGCAGATACATTAAATCCTGCCATAATAATTCTCCTTTTTAGTTTTTCTTACGTCCTTTAACCAATCTTTCGAATTGAGCTTTTTTGTTAGAATCGCTTGGATTATAGCTCACATCTACTGAATTGTTTCTTCCGTAAGATTTTTTGTTGTTAGTAATAGTTTTTTCAGTTGCAGGTGCAGCGTTAAATGCCTCTTTAACTGTGTTGATTTCACCTAATAATTCTTCTTTAAGAGCGGTGAATTGCTCTTTAAACTCTCCTCCAATCATTTGGATGATAGCTTCGTGTAGTTCAGAAATATCAGATTTTTCTTCTTCTGATAATTCAGCTTCTTCACTCATTTCTTCTTCGCTTTCTGCTTCAACTTCTGCATCAACGATAGAGGTAATTACACCTCCTTCCGTTGAGATTGATATATCACCCTCTAATGCGTGAGTACCATCTGGTGCAGGGATGTCTCCATCCTCTGTAATAACGAATATCGCAAGTGCTTCAGCTAACTCATCCCCTTCATATTTGAGGGTAAGCTCGCCATCAGCAGTTTTGATTTCGCCAAAAGTTTCTTCAGTAGTTTCTTCTGATAAAGTTTCTTCAACAACTTCTTCAGTTGTAGCTTCCACTACTTCCTCTGAAAGTTTTTCTTCAACTTTAACATCTTCTACTACTTCGGGAGAAGCTTCAACTAGGTTGAAATGCTTTTTCACTAATTCTTTTAGTGCGTTTTTCATAATAAACTCCTTTTTGGTTAGTTAATCTGTGATTCGAACGAACCTATCTTAGCCTTTGAGTCAACAACTACCAACGTATTACCATTAGTTAACTTATATTCTCCGTCAGGTATAATAGCCTTTCGTTCTCCATCTTCTAAAATGTGAACAACATAGGATTTCTCATCGATAACAATCTCTGTTCCACCATCCGTTGTTCGGTAAAAGAACCTTTGTTTAGATGCGTTAATCATATAATCAGCAAAAAAGCCCTCTACTGAGAACCCCTTTACTTTTCCACTCTTAACATAATCTTCCCAAACTTCTTTATTTCTTACTTTCATTATACCGAACCAAGTACCTTTATCGTACTTTTCTCCAGTCAATGAATATGATTTATCTTTATCTGAATCATTCACAATCCAAGATTCTACTAAAGTTATATCTTTTAGCTTCTCTTCTTCTGAATGGTCATAGTTTACTTCTCCTTGGTATCCGTTTTCTAAATACTTGTACGCAATCTTTTCGATTGTATCTTCTGAAAAGTACACATAGTACTCACCATTTGTATCATCGTATCTGTATATTAGTTTATTAGGAACCATAAGAGGTCCTGCAAGCAATTGTTTTTCTTTACTTGCTTCTGCAAAGTTTGATGTAATGGTGTTTGATGTTTGAGCCACATCTTCACCATTAGGGTTTCTGTTCATTGTAGGTTTGGCATTTACAGAGGTTGCTGCATCTTCTGATTGTTCAGTCTGTACTACATCCTTACCATCATCTTTAAACATTCTCAATCGTTGCCAATGGTGTCTACAACCATACGAACCCTTATATGTGAATATATCGTATATACCGAACTCTTCGTTCTCGCCTGTTACAGTTAATCTGTTTATATCTTCTTTTCTAAAGATAAGATTTGCTCTTAACATCTGGCCACAGAACTTTCTGTTCTTAGAATCTTGTGGGCCTTTATACTGATATCTTATTTGAAATTTACCATAATCTTCAAGTGAAGAGAGGTTGGGTCTTGATGTGATGGCAAACTCCTCTTGTCCATCTTCGCTCATCTCTTCAATTACCCAGCCTTGTTTCTCTAAACTTTCCCTAGATTCTCCTACCTCTAGTAATTTATCAATAATCTTCTGTTGTCTATCTTCTGGAAGATTCTGTATATAATTCTTTTTCTTCTTACGAGATTTGTAAATATCTTCTACATCTTCTAACAAATTATCAATTGCTTCATCGTGTCCTTCACAAGGCATGTATAAGATGATACCATCTTCCATCTCGTGTTCGTGGTATCCTTCACATCCTATCTCACTTGCAACTGCTTCTGCTTCTTCTATTGTAGTATATACAGGTAAACCATCAATATATTCTACCAAATCCATGATAGCTTCTATTCTAAGTTCTGTTTCTTCTTTTGATAACTCTTTTGTAGATTGTTTTTCTTTTCTGATTTGTTCTAACTTACGTTGTGCCCATTCAACTCCTTCATCACCACCCCAAGCTAACCACATCAATCTACCACATCCATCACCTAATTTCTTATTAGAGTTCTTTCTATGTCTTTCAAATGCTGCCATTCTTGCAATAGTTTCTTCAGAGATTGCTTCTCCTTTAGCTAATTGATTGGCACGCTGCTTGCCCACCGGGGTACCACAAGAACCCCAACCATTTTCATCTGCGTAGTTAAGAGCTGCTTGTGCATTCTTTTGAGCTTGTTTGGGATAGTCCGAATACGATTCGAATTGTTGCTTGAAGTACATGAACGGAAGTTCGATAGCTGGTGCTTCAACAAGGGATATCATATCCACACCTGATTCTAAATCAAATTCCTCAATGTCTAGCTTAATAATCTTAGGGGATTTGTTCATAAGTAATCCTATTGTATATACAATAGTTTATATATGAATGTATGTGTTGGTTAACCTGCTATACTTCTTCTGTTACGAATTCTAGCATCTGCTTCCTCAGCACTTCTTACAGTACCACTTACAACGTAAGCTTCAATACAAGGTTGTGCATCTATTTGTTGTATTGAATCTGCATTCTGTACATTAGCAGTTGATGGTGGTGCTCCTGCTCCACCTGCTGATGGTGCTGATGGCATATCTGCTGAACCTCCTACACCTTTACTAGCTTTCTTAGCTCCTCTTACTGCCGATACTACCGCTGCGATTATACCAGCCGCTTGTACTGCGTATGCTATTAATAAAGGTATGTTAGCAGGAAAACCAATTGCTGCTGTTTTTGCAGCACCTGTTGCCGTAGCTACTGTTGCTTCTGATGCTTTAAGTGAAGCAAAGGTAATTGTTTTCTTAGCTTCCATTATCAGTTCTTTAGCAGCAAGAACTTGTTTAGTAATTAAGAGAGCTCTACCTACTTTTGATTCTGCTCCTGCAAGTGCAATCATATTATCTAATGAATTAGAACGAGCTGCATCTAATTTCATTTGGTTATCTATAACTGCTTGAGAATATGCATCATCAGATTTTCTTTTCTGAATGTTAAGTAATTCTGTGAAATCTGCATCTGATTTTAGTTTTTCCATTTGGAAATCTTGTAAACCAACAGGAGTTAACTCAGATGCGAGTGTTTGGGTTTCTCTTGTTTGGAAAGCTTGTAAATCTTTTTCCTTGGTAATATCTTGTTCGATTAACAATAACTGCTTATCTAATGCTAATGCTCTTTTCTTAGATTCGTTTATTTGATTTTGTAATGCATCTGTTTCTTCAGATTCTTCATTTGTTGCAGATATAATTTGTTTGATTTGCATTGAATTACCCAATACTCCTGCAAATCCAATCTTAATCTTTTCCCAAGTACTTACACTAGCGTTTTCTTCTTTAGTTCTTTCTAACTCTAACTGTAATGCTTCTAATAATAAAGTGTTTTGTTCTTGTTGTAGTAATAACTGTTTCTTTATCTCTTCTGTTACAACTACTCCTGCTTCTCCTCTTAACTGAACATTTTCATATTCCATTCTTAAAAGTTCAACAGCAAGTTCTGAATCACTTATCTGAGCGTTAACTGCTTTTGTCTGGTCCTCTATCGAATCAGTAGTACCTTGAACTAAAGCAATGATATCATCCCAATATGCAATAACAGTACCTAATGCAACTATAAGTGCACCAATACCTGTGGCAATGAGAGCTTTCTTGGTAACTGAACCGAATAGTTTAGCAGCAATACCTGATTTCTTAAATGCAGTAGCTACTTGACCTAAACCTTCTGATAAATCTTTTAATCCAATAGCGAATGCAATTGCATTAGTTGCTTGAGTTTCTAAGAATTGTAAACGTTCTGATTCTATACCAAGTAAACCAAACGAACCAACTACTGTTGCTACTGAACCTGCAAGTATCTTTGTAGCTCCATCCCACGCCTGTATCTTATCTTCAAACTTAATTCCTTCAATTGAGTTACCAATTGATTCAACTTCAGCATCTACTTGTTGCGCAGCTTTAGCCAACTTCTTAAAATCATCTGAACGAGGGTCTAATTCTTTTAACTCTGCGTTCAGTTGTTCTGCGCTCTGTTCTAACTCAGCTAGGGTTTGTGCTGATTTAGCATCATCTATCAGTATCTTATACTCAATTGTTTTTTCAGCCATATACTCTCTTATATTCTCCTACTTTATTTGGTATAATCCTAACCACTACCTAAAATATATATAAATTTATAGAGGGAAGATACCTTTCATATTATTACCTCTAACCTTGTTTTTAAAAAAGGGGTTGCACGCCATACTGACTGTTTACAAACTTATACGGCTCTTCCCCTTTTTATATGCCATAAACTTTCTTATTTAGAATCATTATAAATTACTCTAATACTTAACGTTTTTATTTATTCTGTATATTTATATTCGTAAGCGGTCAGTAATATGCACAATTAAACTACATTAAGAACACTCTGAGATTGGAACTATGAGTATAATATCCCAAACTTTAGGTTAAACTCCTATTGGTTCAGGTAAATCTTCTATTTTTAAAATTTGACACTAGGCCCAGGGCAGCACTAAAGCAGTGACAGCAGACAGCACTAAAGCAGTTTCTTCTGAGGTTTATAACTTTTCTTTAAAATATATCTTAAATAATTTGGATAATTCAAATATTTTTCGTATCTTCCAGATATAAATTACTTAAAATATGAAAAACTTAATAAAAATAGTATTAACCTCAGCATTATTGCTGACTGCTTGTAGCAAAGATGACCTTATCTGTGGAGAAATTACAGGTGGAGGTGTAGATAGATTTACAGGCTTATTATATCTTACAGTAGATGATACTAAGATATGGGTAGATGATAAAACTTATACCAGCTATTATGTTGGAGATTACGAATGTTTTGAAGATTATTAAAAATAAATCAAAATAAATTTGGATATATCAAATATTTTTCGTATCTTGCGTCAGTAAGATTTAAATTATATGATTAACCAAAAAAATATTTTAAAAATAATTCAAAATAAATTAGGATATATCAAATATTTTTCGTATCTTCCAGGTATAAACAATTAAAACAATTAAAATTACAATTATGAGTAAAACAATT